CACCCATACATCTTTGTCCATGAAACCACAAGGGCGCAGATCGGCAGTCACACCCATCTCGTGCTCACACAGCTTGCGACCGGGCTTGGCCTTGAGCGCATCGAGCATGTCCTTGACGAACTCAAACTGTGGCGGCAGCGGTGTGTCGCTCTTGATGTAGTGCTCCGCTGCTGAGTGCAGCTCCTTGCCGTACAGCGTGGCTTGCGTGTCAGTGAACGGGAAGTTCTTGAGCACCTTCACTTCGTGATAGCGCCGGGGACAACCTTCGTAGTCCTTGAGCGCGGAGTGTGACCATTTAACTGTCATCGTTTGCCTTTGTGTTTTGTTGAATCCACTTGAGGTGTTCGCCAAGCTGGGTGTACTCCTCGACAGGAATTACCCGAGTCGAAAACTGCGTCTTCTCGTCCATCTGCACGATCAGCACGCCCGTGCCATAGATCAGAGCGTGTTGCATCAGTACGTCAAAGTCGTCATCGTTTTTCATCAGAACCTCGCGGATTGAATTGCTTTGTTGAGCCTGCTGCTGAACTCCTCGACAAAGTTCTCGTCGTTGTTCAGGTCAGGGCGGTCCATGCTCTCAAGGATGGCGTGCGTGAGCTCATGCCAGAAGGTCTCTTGCAGAGCCGACAGCTTGAGTGGTATGCCGTGGTAGGACTTACGCGCCAGCGTGATGGTGCGCTTGGCGTAGTGCACCTCCCCCATATACAGGCGCTCGCGCATGGACTCAGCGATGTCAACGCTGTACCAGTTCTCGCCTACCTTAATCTTCTTTGGCAGTGTCAGTTGTTTCATTTGCTTTCTCCGTAGTTAATGTTTGTAGTTGCCACGATCCGACCAGCATCCCTTCGATGCCATCAGCTACTGACGCCATCAGGTAATGCAACCTTGACAGCGCTTCTTTCTCACTCTGGCTTGTCACCATCACCTTTGCTCGATACACAACGTCGTACTCTTTGAACATTTGCTTTCTCCTCAGTTAAAACTTGACGCAGCGTCCACCGTGCGTCAACACGATCCGCAAACCATCTGAACAGTTTGCGGCAGTCATCTTGCAGCAGATGCGGTGGCCACCCCGTCTTTTCCATATCAACCCTTTGCCAAACCATAGCGGCGGTGTGCACCGACTTCTGAGTTCAGCGGTATGCCGGGCATGTACTTGGGCTGTGCAATCATCTGCTCCAGCACCCAGTCAATGGCACCCTTGACCTCATCGTCAGGCACGACACAGAGCAATTCATCATGCACTGTGCCTACCACGGGGTACTTCTTGTCCACCCGTAGCATGCCGTCTGTCATCACTACTCGCGCAGTTCCCTGCACGATATTGTTCGTTATCTTACCGGCATACAGTTTGGTGGGCTTCACGCCCGCTTCACCGTACACCCAATTCGTTTGCTTCGTTGCTTTATCGACTTCCCTGCGCAGGTTCGGATATTTGAGCGTCATGCCCGAGGGCAATACGATCTCCTCCTTGCGAAAGGTAACGCATTTATACACCACCTCTTCGCCGCCGTAAAGGGACTTCTCCATCAGCTTTGAGCACATGTCCCAAAAACTCACCACTGGGTGCGCAGTGCTGCGGTAGATGTCGATGATCTTCTTGGCCGCTACGCAGTGGATCAGCAACTCCTTCTCGGTGCAGGTGTGGGGAATCTCCCGGAGCTTCTTAACATTCTCGTCCCACCCAACGAAACGGTCGATGTAGGCGGCATCCACACCGAGCTTCTTTGCAAACGCTTTGTCGTAGCGTACGGGAGGTGCGCCAAGGAATCCAACGAGAAGCTGAGCAGCGAAAGACGCCCAGCCAAGCCCGTACCCGCAGCCAAGGAGTGCCGACTTTGCAGACTGTCGCAGGTCTGGATGGCTTTCTTTTGAAAGGCCGGGTATGTTGAACATCTGAGCACCGAAAGCGGCATAAGCGTCACTGCCAGACCGGAAGATGTCGAGCATATCTTCGTAATCCGCAAACCACGCAAGTACTCGCGGTTCAATTTGTGAAAGGTCCCCGACGACAAGCTGGTGCCCCACCGGTGCCATGATCGCTTTGCGTAAGAACGAACCTCGCTTGAGGTTTTGCATGTTGATGGCGCTTCCTTTAGCAGCAGTCCAACGGCCCGTCGCCGCGCCATAGTAGCTAAGCGGGACCGGGAGCGGACCCCTGCCCGAAATATCAAGGAAGCGCTGTGCCCGTGTACGCTCGGTCGTTGACTTAACGCGAAGGCGAGCTTCACAAAGAAGGGCAACGTCTTCACGTTCACCGTTGAGCAGCGCTTGAAAAAGCGCGTCATTCTTTGCAAAAGCAAACGTCTCCTTCCCAGTGGTCTTGCTGACTTTTGTAGGGGGCGTGACACCCATGAGAGTGAGGACTTCCGCAAACTTTGGGTTCGACGCAAGTGAAGATTCCTCCACGTCGAGCTTTTTGAGTAGACCTTCACGCTTTTCTCCTTCTTCTGATAGCGCCTTGATGAGCATCTCCCGGTCCAACTCAAGGCAAGCGTTGGTGTACATGCGCAGGGTCATGTCGATCAGGCGCAACTCTTTGGCGGGGTAGCCTTGGATTAGTCGGGCGAAGATTTCTTCGCACAGATATACGTCGTGCTTGCAGTACTCTGCCAGCTCGTGTTCGATTTCCGGCGAGAGATCACTGAGTCCGTTGGTTGAATGGACGGCTCGCCCTTTTTCGGGAAGACCAAAATCTGCTGCAAGTCTGGCGAGACTATTGCCAACCTCCACGCCGCGAAGAGCACGCGCCATCGACAGCGTGTCGAAGATAAAGGCGGGGGTAATTCCGTACCGCCAGCACAGAATTGAAACATCGAACTGTGCGTTGTGGGCAAGCACTGCGGTTCGGCTCCAGTCCACTCCAGCAACGTATTGACGTAGGTCGCGTTCTCCAACCCACACGATTGGATCATCACTTCCATACTCGTGGAAGCAACACCCAAATGCTTTGAATCTAAGATCACGTATGTACTCCTCTGTTGTCATCTTGGACAGCGTGTAGTCCTTGCTGTCCCACCGTGTCTCCATATCAATCGTCACAATCCGGTCATATGGTGCGCTCAATTAAACATCTCCTTGGGTGGTGCGTCGCGCATGGCCAGCGCCTGCGTCATCTCGTAGGCATGCTCAACCATCTCGGTCATCTCCATCTCGTCAGCGCCAGCAGAGAACGTCAGCATGGCGTCCCCAGTATCGACCAGCACGACTGCTTTGCAGGGTGATGTGTCGTCGTAGCACTTGGCCAGCATCATGATGAGCTTTGCGAAATGTGTGCGCAGGCCCTCGTCTTGTTTGCCTAAGTTGTCGATCGTGGTGTCCCACTCTTCTTGTGTCAGCTTATCCATGCCAGCAACCTTTCTTCTAGTTCATCAAGGCAGGTCTCGTTCACCACGAACGTGAACCCACCAGCGTTACAGATCGCAAGCAACTCACGCTCTTGCAGCGCAGTCGTCTTGCCTTTACCAGCCTTGCACTCAATGGCAATGAACTTGCCGTTCTTGCAGCCGATGATGTCGGGGATACCCGAGCGCCCAAGCCCCATGCCCGGAGGCATGAAGTAGTAGATGCCGTGGCTGACCAACATCTTGCGCACTGCGGCTTTCACTTTTCCTTCAGGTGTCTGCGCCATGATGTATTCCTTTCACCTCTTCGTAGAAGACCGCGCTGCGCCACAGTGTGACGGACGGCATGTGGTTGTGTGATTGTGTCGGCATCACCTTGGCCAAGGGTTCAATCCAGCCAAGCGACTTTAGTGCACGCACGCCTGACACCCACACGTTGGGGTGCAGCTTGCTGTCTCTATACAGCTTTCGACGATTGCAGTACTCCCGAAACTCATCGCCCTGCACAAGCGGTTTGGTTGTCAGCAACTCCTCGCACAGCTCAAGGTAGCGCTCAACAAACTCAGGCGCGGTGTTGTACGCTTTCTCCCAGCATTTGTCAGCCAGTATTAACGCACGCTCCATGCGATCTGATGCCATGTCAGTACCCCTGTACTTCTTTTAGCTTCTGCAAGTAGTGCTTGGCCTTGCCTGCGTCATCGCTGCCGTCCTTGCGCCCAGCACGCAGGCTGTATTTGATGATGTTGCCCTTGAGGAAACCG